CGCCCGCCGGCTGGCCGGAAAGCGGCCGGGCCGTCGTCGCCACCGGCCGGTTCGAGCCGTGGGGCTGGACCATCGGCGCCGCCTTCGGCACCGCCGACCTGGACCGCGAGTTCACCCGCAACGTGCTGGCCTTCGGCGGCTTCCTGGCGCTGCTGCTGGTGCTGTCCTGGCCGCTGTCGGCCTTTTTGTCGGAACACGTGCTGGGGCCGCTGGAGGCGCTGTCGTCGCGCATGGCGCGCCTCACCCAGGGGCGCACGGACATCGACATCCCCGGCCAGGACCGCACCGACGAGTTCGGCGCCATGGCCCGCGCGCTGGAATACTTCCGCCGCGCCGCCGGCGCCATCATCGAGCGTGACGAGCGGCTGTCCGGCATCATGCGCAACGTCGGCGAGGCGATCGTCCTGGTCGGCGAGGACGGCGCCATCGCCGAACACAACCCGGCCGCCGAGTCGCTGTTCGGCCTCGCCGGCCCGGAGCTGGTCGGCCACGGCTTCGCCGCGCTGTTCGCCGAGGAGGACCGCGGCAGGGTCGAGGCCATGTTCGAGACGCGCCGGGCCAACGCGTCGGGCGGCAAGGCGGTGCGCGTCGAAGGGTTGGGCATCGAGCGGCCCGGCCAGCCGCGGGCGGAGGTGTCGCTGTCGCTGTCGGGCCTGCCGCTGGGCGGCCGGCATCACTACATCGCCGTGCTGGCCGACATCACCGAACGGCTGGAGCACGAGCGCGAGCTGCTGCGCCTCGCCACCCGCGACCGGCTGACCGGCCTGCCCAACCGCGCGCTCATCGAGTCGCTGGTGGAGAGCGCCGTCGAACGGGCGCGCCGCCACAACCGGCGCTTCGCCGTGCTGTGCATGGACCTGTCGCGCTTCAAGCTGATCACCGACACGCTGGGCCACCACGCCGGCGACGCCCTGCTGCTGGAGGTCGCCAAGCGCGTGCAGGCCACCGTGCGCACCGCCGACACGGTGGGCCGCATCGGCTCCGACGACTTCGCCATCCTGCTGGAGGAGGTGGCGGATGGCGAGGAGTCCGCCGCCGTGGCCCAGCGTATCCTCACCGCCTTCGACACCCCGGTGGAGCTGCTGGGGACCGAGCACTACGTGCGCCCCTCCATCGGCATCGCGCTGTTCCCCGATCATGCCGACGACGTGCACGAGCTGATCCGCGCCGCCGACACCGCGCTGTACGCCGCCAAGCGCATGGGCGGCCGGCGCCACGCCTTCTTCCAGAAGGAGATGGCCGACCAGGCGCGCCGCCACCTGGCGCTGGACCGCGACCTGCGCGCCGCGCTGGCGGCCGGCGAGTACCGGCTGCACTACCAGCCCAAGGTGTCGCTGGTCGACTTCGCGCTGGAGGGGTTCGAGGCGCTGCTGCGCTGGGAACGCCCCGGCCACGGCATGGTCCCGCCCGGCGAGTTCATCCCGGTGGCCGAGGAGACCGGCTTCATCGTCCCGCTGGGCGACTGGGTGCTGGAGGAAGCCTGCCGGCAGATGCGCGAGTGGATCGACCAGGGCATGGAGCCGGTGCCGGTGGCCGTCAACATCTCGCCCCGGCAGCTGCGCCAGCGCTCCAGCGAAGACTTCCTCCGTGTCATGGCCAAGTATGCGCTCACCCCCGACCTGATCGAGCTGGAGATCACCGAGGGTGCGGTGATGCAGGACCTGGAGCATGCGCTGACCGTGCTGGAGGAGCTGAAGGCGGCCGGCGTGCGCGTGGCGGTGGACGATTTCGGCACCGGCCATTCGTCCTTGAGCTACCTGAAGCGGCTGCCGATCACGACGCTGAAGATCGACCGCTCCTTCGTCGGCGGCGTTCCGCGCGAACGCGAGGACGCCGGCATCGTTTCCACCATCATCTCCATGGCCGACCTCCTAGGCCTGACCGTGGTGGCCGAGGGGGTGGAGCGGCCGGAGCAGGCGCATTTCCTGCGCCACCACAACTGCCTCGTCGTCCAGGGCTGGCTGACCGGCCGCCCCGTTCCCGCCGCCGAGGCCGCCGGCCTGCTGGAACAGCGCCTGAAGCAGCGCGCGTAGCGCGCCCCTGTCCCGCACGCGCGCATACGTTTGAATGTAGGATTTTTTTCTTGACGCAGACCGCGTCCGGTCCTACAACTCTCCTTGTCAACGCCCCCCGTGTATCCTCCCCTCCACGGTGGGCGGCGACGCTTCCACTCCTGCATGCCTAGCCTGGAAAGGGCTGGCCGGACAACCGAAAGGCCCGGCCAGCCCTTTCCTTTTGTGCGCTCGCCCACGGCCGGACGCGCCGGATCCATCGCGCCCGACAACCGGATGGCGGATCGCGCTCCCCGATCCCTTTTCGGCTTTTCAAAAGGAACGCAATCCTATGTCCACCACCGTGGCCAACGCCTTCGTCAAGCAGTTCGAGCGCGAGGTGCACGAGGCCTTCCAGCGCATGGGCTCCAAGCTGCGCAACACGGTCCGTGCCAAGAACAACGTCCGGGGCGCCTCCACCGTCTTCCAGAAGGTCGGCAAGGGCACCGCCTCCACCAAGGCGCGGCACGGCCAGGTGCCGGTGATGAACGTCGAGCACGAGCCGGTGGAGTGCCTGCTGGCCGACTACTACGCCGGCGACTGGGTCGACAAGATGGACGAATTGAAGACCAACATCGACGAGCGGCAGGTGATCGCCAACGCCGGCGCCTACGCCCTGGGCCGCAAGACGGACGAGCTGATCATCCTCGAACTCGACAAGTCCGCCAACCACGCCGGGGCCGCCACCGACGGCCTGACCAAGGCCAAGGTCCTGGAGGCGTTCGAGAAGATGGGCAACGCCGACGTGCCCGACGACGGCCAGCGCTACGCCGTGGTCGGCTGGAAGCAGTGGAGCCAGCTGCTGGGCATCGACGAGTTCGCCAATTCCGACTACGTCGGCGCGGACGAGCTGCCCTGGCGCGGCACCCAGGCCAAGCGCTGGCTGGGCACGCTGTGGGTCCCGCACTCCGGCCTGACGCTGAAGGACGGCGCGCGCCTGTGCCACTGGTACCACAAGACGGCGGTCGGCCACGCCTCCGGTGCCGACGTGAAGACCGACGTGACGTGGCACGGCGACCGCGCCTCGCACTTCGTCAACAACATGATGAGCCAGGGCGCCTGCCTCATCGACCCCACGGGCGTCGTCACGCTGCGCTGCCTCGAATAGGCGCGCCTCCGGCCCCCGTTTCCCATTCCCTGATGGAGTTTCCCATGGCCTTCGCCCCGAAGGACCTGAGCGTGCTGGCCTACGCCAACGGCTTCACGCTCTGGCACTACACCACCGCCGACGCCCACGGCGACGTCGACACCACCGGCTACTTCAACGGCGCCGCCGACCTGCTGCGCACTGGCGACATGATCCTCGCCAACACCGGCGCCAGCGGCACGGCTGTGGGCGGCATCTTCCTGGTCGCCGGCAACGCCTCCGGCACCGTCGACGTCGCCAACCTGACCCAGGTCGGCGCGACCGACAGCGATTGACGATCACCCCCTCCCCCTGCTCCGCAGGGGGAGGGAAGGGGCCCGCCGAAGGCGGGAAGGGTGGGGGCAACGCCTTGTCCAAGGATCAGTGTTCGTAGGTTGGGTTGAGCGTCAGCGAAAACCCAACAGTCCCAGCGACGCGAGGGGTGTTGGGTCTCGACCCAACCTACGCCGGGCGGGCCGCTGATCCTCGCCGACAACTTGCCCCCACCCTCCCACGCTGCGCGTGGGTCCCTCCCTCCCCCAGCGGGGCTGGGGGAGGGTTCAAAAAGGAATTCCCCATGGCACTCACCGCGATCGGATTGTGCAGCCGGGCGCTGCTGAAGATCGGCGCGGCGCCGATCGCCGCCTTCGACGAGGGCACGGCGGAAGCCGAAGTGGCGGACGCGCTGTACGCCCCCACGCGCGACGCGCTGCTCTCGGCCCGCGCCTGGAGCTTCGCCACCGCGCAGGCCGCGCTGCCGCGCCTCGCCACCGCACCGCTGGCCGACTACGCGCACGCCTTCCAGCTGCCGGCGGATTTCCTGCGGGCACTCTCGGCCGGCGCCGGGCGGGGGCGCGGCCTCGACTACCGGATATCCGGCAAGGCGCTGCACGCCGCGGCCGACGCCGTCGTGCTGACCTACGTCTGCCGTCCGGAGCCGGAGGACTTCCCGGCCTTCTTCGATCAGGCGCTCATCGCCCGCCTCGCGGCCGAGTTCTGCCTGCCGCTGACCGAGAACTCCAGCCGCGCCGAGGTGCTCCAGCGCCTGGCCGAGCAGGAGTTCCGCCGCGCCCGGCTGATCGACGCGCAGCAGGACGTGCAGCCGGGCTTCGAGGATTTCTCGCTGATCGAGGCGCGCGGCTGATGCCCCGGATCCGGCAGGTCAAGACCAACTTCACGGCGGGCGAGATCTCGCGCCGCCTGCTCGGGCGCGGCGACCTGCGCGCCTACGACAACGGGGCGCTGTCCCTGCGCAACCTCTTCATCCACCCCACCGGCGGCGTCACCCGCCGCTCCGGCCTCGCCTTCGTCGACGCGGCGCGCGGCCCCGGCCGGCTGGTGGCGTTCGAGTTCAACACGGAGCAGGTCTACCTGCTGGCCTTCTCGGCCGGCATGATCGACGTCTACCAGGACGACGCGCGCATCGCCTCGGTCGACGCCCCGTGGACCGCCGCGCAGCTGGACCAGATCACCTGGACGCAGAGCGCCGACACCCTGCTGGTCTGCCACCCCGACGTGGCCCCGCGCAAACTGACGCGCAGCGGCGCCACCACCTGGACGCTGGCCGAGTGGGCCTATGTGGAGGAGGACGGCGCGCTGCGCACGCCCTTCTACCGCTTCGCCGACGCCGCCGTGACGCTCACCCCGTCCGGCACCACCGGCGCCATCACGGTGACGGCGTCCGCCCCCGTGTTCGACCCGCTGCACGAGGACACGCGCCTGCGCATCCAGGGCAAACAGGTGCTGGTCACCGGCGTCGTCTCCGCCACCCAGGTCAACGCCACGGTGCAACAGACGCTGCCCAACACCAACGCCACGGTGAACTGGGACGAGCAGGCCTTCAGCCCGCGCCGCGGCTGGCCGGTGGCGGCGGCATTCCACCAGGACCGGCTGGTCGTCGGCGGCTCGCGCGACCTGCCCAACCGGCTGTGGCTGTCGCGCTCGGCCGACATCTGGAACTTCGACCTGGGCACCGGCCAGGACGACGAGGCGATCGAGTTCGGCATCCTGTCCGATCAGGTGAACGCCATCCGCGCCGTCTTCTCCGGCCGCCACCTGCAGCTCTTCACGTCCGGGGCCGAGTACATGGTGTCGGGCGATCCGCTGACGCCGCAGAACATCCAGCTGAACCGGCAGACGCGCATCGGCTCCCCCGTCGACCGCACGCTGGCGCCGCGTGACGTGGACGGCGCTACTCTGTTCGTGTCGCGCAACGGCAAGGAGGTGCGGGAGTTCCTGTACACCGACACCGAGGCCGCCTACCAGGCCAACGACTTGGCATTGCTGGCCCGCCACATCGTCGGCAAGCCGCGCGACCAGGACTTCGACAAGAGCCGCCGCCTGCTGTTCGTGGTGATGGAGGACGGCGCCATCGGCGCGCTCACCGTCTACCGCGCCGAACAGGTGACGGCCTGGACGCGCCTGACCACCGACGGGCAGGCGCGCTCCGTCGCCGTGGTCGGCGACGACGTCTATCTGCTGGTCCGGCGCGGCAGCGCCTGGACCATCGAGCGGTTCGACGACACCCTCAACCTCGACTCAGCCCTGGTGGGGGAGAGCGAGACGCCCATCGCCGTCTGGTCCGGGCTCGACCACCTGGAGGGCCGTAGCGTCGCCGTCGTGGCCGACGGCGTGCAGCGCGCCCCCGTTCCCGTCACCGCCGGGCGCATCACGCTCGACCCGCCGGCCACGCGGGTGGAGGCCGGGTTGCCCTACGCCCACGTCATCGAACCGCTGCCCGCCAACCTGATCGGGCAGGTCGCCGACGGTGCGCTGGTGCGCCTCGTCGCCGTCACCTTCCGGCTGGAGGACACGGCGGCGCTGCGCGTCGACGTCGGGCGCGGGCTGTACGACCTGCCGCTGCACCGCTTCGGGCCCCAGAAAACGGCCGATGGTTCCGCCGACGGCGCGCCGCCGCGCGTGTCGGGCGACCGGCGGCTGCGCGCCCTGGGCTGGCGGCGCGACATCGACGTGCCGCTGTGGCGCATCGAACAGGACGCGCCGCTGCCCTTCACGCTCCTCTCCGTCACCATGGAATTGAAGGTGAGCGACTGATGGCCGGAATCACCCCTTTCGTCACCGCCGTGGCGCCCGTCGTTTCCACGGTGTCCAGCGCCTTCCCGCGCGGCGGCTCGACCACGTCGGACAGTTCCGCCAGCGCCCAGCAGCGGTACGACTACGAGCGCCAGATCCTGGAGCTGAAGGCCCAGCAGGAGCAGCGCCAGCGCGAGGAGGACGCCCGCCGCGCGGCCGAGCAGCAGCGCCTGGAATGGCAGCGCCAGGACGAGCTGCGCCGCCAGGACTGGGAGCGCCAGCAGCAGCAGCGCGCCTGGGAACAGGCGCAGCAGACCGCCCAGCGCTCGCAGGAGCTGGGCTGGCTCGCCCGCTCCCAGGACCAGGAGGCGGCGCAGACCCTTGCCCGCCAGCAGGCCGAGACCGCCACCCAGGACGCCGACGCCCAGGGCCGCCTCGCGGCCCTCACCGCCCAGGCCGAGGCCGAGGAGCGCCGTCGCCGCGACGCGTTGCGCCGCGCCATGGCCCGCAGCCGCGCCAGCCTGGGCGGGCAGGGCGTCAGCGCCGCCGACGGCTCGGGCGAGGCGATCCTGCTCGGCCTCGTCAACGAGACCGACACGGAGGGCAAAAAGGCGGCGCGGGTCGACCAGCTGAAACGCCAGGCGATCCAGCAGGAGATCGACAACCGCCGCCGCCGCAACCTGCTCGAACAGGCCCAGCTGGCCGAACGCCAGCGCCTGGCCTTCTTGAGCAAGTATTTTTGATTTACACCCTCCCCCTGCTCCGCAGGGGGCGCGGAGCCGGTGCCGAAGGCAACGAGCACCGAAGGTGATCGTAGGCGAAGCGCGGTCGCCCGACTTGCGGGCGACCGTGGAGGGACCCACGCGAAGCGTGGGAGGGTGGGGCAACGCCTTCTTCCCCAAGGATCAGCAGGCAGTAGGTTGGGTTGAGCGCTAGCGAAAACCCAACATTCCCCGCCGTGAAGGACGATAGGTCCAGACCCAACCTACTTCTTTCGGTTTTGGCGAGGAGGTGCGCCACATAATTTGTGACGCACCTCCTGTATTTTAATGCTCTTCTTTGATCAGAGCGGTCGACGACGACTGAACCAGGGAGATGCCGTGCAGGCAATCTTCCTTGTTCTTATATCCTTCGCCAGAGTCGGCAATGATATTGCCGTTGCTGTGCTTCAGGCGCCAACGCCATTCTCCTTTGGCGTCTTTCTTGTAGTAGAAGGTAAGGCCAGACTTAGTGAGTGCTGAAAACATGATTTACTCCAGCATGAGAGATTTCGCTGATGTCGCTGCCAACAAAGTTGTGCTCTTTGCGCAGCGTGGTGGAGTTGGGTTTGAGTGATTCAACTTTCAACGGGGCGCTAAATAAAAATATTTGCATTCAAATGTATTCAGAGAATGCAACGACTCGATGATGCGATGAAATACGAAAAACGTGCGCAGGACGTTGATCCTCGCAAGGAGCCCCCCATGACAGCGACCATCCAGATCCCGCGCGGCACGCCGCGCGCGCAGTACGTCGCCGACGGCGCGCAGGCCGCCTTCACCTTCCCGTTCCCGATCTTCGCGTCGGAGGATGTGCAGGTCTTCCTGGGCGCCGCCCTCCAGTCCACCGGCTACACCGTGTCCGGCGCCGGGGACAGCGCCGGCGGCACCGTCGCCTTCGCGTCCGCCCCCGCCGCCGGCACCACGGTGACGTTGCGCCGCCGCGTGCCGGTGGAGCGCATGACCGACTTCCTGGAAAGCGGCCCGCTGACGGCCTCCGCCCTCAACCGCGAGCTGGACGCGCTCACCGCCTGCCTCCAGCAGGTGGCCGGCGACCAGGAGCTGATGCTGCGCTACGCCGACACCGACCTGCCGGCCTCCCCCGTGCTGCCCGGCCGCGCAGCGCGCGCGGGCGCGCTGCTGGCCTTCGACGGTGCCGGCAACCCCACCGTCCGCCTCCCGGTGAACGAGGAGGCGCTGTCCACCTACCTGCCGTCCGGCCCCGGCGCCGTCGCCCGGCCGATCCGCGACAAGCTGGCCGACGCCGTGTCGGTGAAGGACTTCGGCGCCGCCGGAGACGGCATCGTCGACGACACGCTGGCCGTCCAGGCGGCGCTGACCGCCGCCACCGCCGTGCACCTGCCGCCCGGCACCTACCGCGTGTCCAACACCATCACCGTGGGCTACGGCCAGACGCTGTCCGGCGCCGGGCAGTCGTCGATCCTGCGCGCCAGCGGCTTCGGCTTCGACCTGCTGCACCTGCCCGACGGCTACGCCACCGTGCGCGACCTGCGGCTGGAGAAGGGGCGGGCCGGCGTGCGCCTGTTCGGCCGCGACGGCCCGTGCGTGCAGAACACGCTGACCGACCTCACGATCTGGGAATCCTCGTACGGCCTCGTCCTCGACGGCTACGTGGACCCCGGCCGGCCGTGCTACTGGAACCAGATCGCCCGCGTGCTGGTCGCCAAGCCGGCGGTGCACGGCGTCTGGCTGACGAAGAGCGGGGCGGGCGACACGCCGAATGCCAACCGCTTCCACATGGTGCGCGTCTACTCGCTCTCGGCCGCCATCTCCGGCGACGGCTTCCGCGTCGAGCACGGCCGCTTCAACAACGCCTTCGTGGATTGCGAGGCCAACCTGTTCACCGGGGCCGGCGCCTGCTTCCGCGTCGGCGCCGACACCGACAAGACCCTCATCCTCAACCTCTACTGCGAGACGCTGGGCGGCGTGCCCAACGTGGTGCTGGAGGCCGGATCGGTGGAGACCTGCATCGTCAACCTGCTGTCGGCCAGCGCCGGCCCGGCGATCCTCGACCGTTCGGGCGGGCGGTATGCGGCCTACAACGCGGGCTTCCCGGATAAGAACCGCCTGGGCGCCACCCGCGTCAGCGAACTGGTGGTGGAGGCGCTGCGCTACGACACCGAATACGTCGAGCCCGCGGGCGGCGGCGTGGTGGCGCTGGACCTGTCCAGCTCCATGGTGCTGCTCAGCGCCTACGGCGGTGCGGTGGAGGTGCTTTTGCCCGCGGCCTCGGCCGCCAACGGCCACACGCTGACCGTCAAGAAGACCGACGCCTCGGCCAACGCCATTACGATCACCGAATCCGGCGGGCCGGGGCCGGACGGGCGCAGCGTCAGCCTGGGCAACCGCTTCGACTACGTGACCGTGGTGTCCAACGGGGCGAACTGGTGGATCGTCGGCGGCAACGCCCACCCGCTCAACGCCGCCTACCGCGACCAACCCGGCCTGTTCGAGCCGACGCTCGACCAGTCGCTCTATCTGGTCAGCGCCTTCGCGGGTGCGGTGGAGGTGCGGCTGCCCGCCCCCGGCGCCGCGCACGCGGTGGGCCGCCCGGTCACCATCAAGAAGGCCGACACCTCGGGCTCTGCCGTGACCGTCACCAAGCCCGGCGGCGGCGGGCCGGACAACGAGGCGATCGTTTTGGCCGCATACGGACACGCCGTCACCGTCCTGTCGAACGGCGCCAACTGGTTCATCCTGGGACGCAACCCGTGACGCCTGAGGACAACGCCGACGTCTCGTTCCGCGACTTCGTGGACGCCTGGAACCGGCAGCAGCAGCAGACGACGCCGTTCCATCACCACGGCATCGGCGCGTGGCTGAACTGCTTCCTCGACCGCGGGCAGCGGCACCTGCTGCTGATGGCCTTCCGCGGGGCCGGCAAGTCGACGCTGGTCGGGCTGTTCGCCGCGTGGCTGCTGTGCCGCGACCCCAACCGGCGCCTGCTGGTGCTGGCCGCCGACCTGCGGCTGGCCAAGAAGATGGTGCGCAACGTCAAGCGCATCATCGAGCGCCACCCCATGACCCGGGGCCTGAAACCGAAGGAGCGCGACCAGTGGGCGGCCGACCAGTTCACCGTGGTGCGCCGGCTGGAGCTGCGCGACCCCTCCATGCTGGCCGCCGGGGTGGACGGCAACGTCACCGGCAACCGCGCCGACGTGGTGATCTGCGACGACGTGGAGGTGCCGCGCACGGCCGACACGGCGCTGAAGCGCGAAACCCTGCGCGAGGTGCTGCGCGAGGTCGACTTCCTGCTGGTGCCGGGGGGCGTGCAGCTCTACGTCGGCACGCCGCACAGCCACTACACCATCTACGCCGACGACGCGCACGCCGACGCGGGCGAGAGCCGGCCGTTCCTGGACGGCTTCCGCCGCCTCGTCCTTCCGGTCGTCGACAAGGACCGCAGCGCCTGGCCGGAGCGCTTCCCGCTGGAGCATGTGGAGCGCATCCGCCGCCGCTCCGGCCCCAACAAGTTCGCCAGCCAGATGCTGCTCCAGCCGGTGCCGGCGAGCGCCAGCCGCCTCGACCCCGACGACCTGCGCCCCTACCGGCACGAGCTGGTCTACCACGAGGGGCAGGGGCAGGCGATGCTGACGCTGAACGGCGTGCGCCTGATGTCGGCCACCGCGTGGTGGGACCCGTCCTGCGCGGCGCCGGACGAGGACGGCCGGCCGCCGGGCGACGACAGCGTGGTGGCCGCCGTGTTCACCGACGCGGCCGGGAACCACCATCTGCACCGCGTGCTGTACCTGCGCATCGACCGGAACGACCCGACGCAGCGCGCGGTGCAGCAGTGCCGCGCCGTCACCGCCTTCGTCCGCGACCTGAACCTGCCGGGCATCTATGTGGAGCAGAACGGGCTTGGCCGCTTCCTGCCCGAACAGCTGCGCGCGGAGATGCGGCGCGCCGGGGTGGCGGCGTCGGTGATCGGCGTGACCTCCACCAAGCCGAAGGCCAAGCGGATCCTGGAGGGGTTCGACGCGCGTCTCGCGGCGGGGCGCCTCCACGCGCACGTCTCGCTGTGGGACACGCCCTTCATCCGCGAGATGCGCGAATGGCGCCCGCAGGGCCGCAGCGGCGTGCGCGACGACGCGCTGGACGCCGTGGCCGGCTGCCTGCTGGCCGAGCCCATCCGCTTCGAACACCCGCCGCCCCCCGCCCGGCCCACGGACTGGCGCCCAGGCGCGGTGGTGGGCGCGGTGGTAGCCGGGGCGGAGTGGGACGTATGAGCGCCCGCCGCCGGGGGCGGATACCCCCGGCGGCGGGAATGCCGGCCGCTTACTTCTTCTTCCAGACCTCGGTGCCCTTGTTGCCCGGGTCGGTGCGGCGCCACCACGGGCCCGACAGGGAGCCGTCGGGGT